AGACGTTTAGCAGAGAAGCATTGGAGATTAATTCATGGAGAGCCAGACAAGCCCCGACAAAGCAATTCAGTATTTGATCGACACCGCACCCTTGTACGCCCAAGCGAAATCGGAGCGCCTGTACTTGGAGGAGTTCCGAAAGTCCAAGAAGGCTCACCTGATGAGCCAGGCAGGGACGGAAGTTCTGGGTAAACAAGAAACCTTTGCCTATGCCCATGAGGAATACATCGAAGTGCTAGAGGGCATAAGGGCTGCCGTGGAAAAGGAAGAGAAGTATCGTTGGTTAATGACTGCTGCCCAAGCAAGGATCGAAGTCTGGAGAACTAACCAGTACTCAGCCAGAATGGAAGTCAGGGCAACTCAATGAACAACAAGCTGAACGCAAAGGAAAGATTGCACCTAGCCTTGGTCAAGTCACTTCCTTGTTCAGTATGCGATGCGTCAGGACCATCAGAAGCTCACCACTACAAGCAAGGTCTTCAGTACACTTGCATAGCCCTATGTAAAGACTGCCACACAAATCCAACTCTGGGATGGCATGGGCAAAGACGTATGTGGAATATAAAAAAGATGGATCAGATTGAAGCCCTGAACGTCACAATAATGAGACTTGTAAATTTTAAGACTCAAAATAATAATGCTTTCTAATTTCCAAACTTTCAAAAACTTTGAGTTTCCAAAAATTGGTTAACTTGACTTTCTAAAAAGTAAATGCCACTTTTTTGTAAAACACCTATTTATTAGGGTAAACCCTCGGTTTTTGTAAGTTAGTACTCACTTCGCAAAAATATGTAAGTTGGCACTCACTTCGCTAGACCCCAGAATGCCACTTTTTGCCAGAATGCCACTATTGCATGAGACACAATGCAATCATGCACCTATAAAGCCATTAAAACCCGTTTTAAGCCATTTTTTAGCTTTGCCTAGGTCTACTATGCTTGAGACATAATAAACCGATTCTATGGCTTTTAAATCAATTCTAGAGAATGTGAGTACTTACTTCGCAAACACTTTCAAAAAAACCCAGTTTTGACGCTGGGTTTTTGTGGAAATGCTCAGAGCTTATCTGCCAATAGCCAAACTTCGCATTTGTATTTATAGATCAATTCAGAATTGCCAAAGGGCTTGATTGTCAAAAAGGTTTCAGAGTTTATGCTGCAAACTGAAATTTTGATGACCTCACCGATTTTTGCTGGGTCACAATCATAAGCAACAACATTGCCAATTCTCATGGTTTGACCTCATCTTGTAACTCGCACCAGTTTTCAATAGCCATTGTGCCAGTGCATAAAACAGAGCGAATGCAATCAAGGGCCATTTGTGCATGATATTTATTGAATTTTGGGCTTTCCAGATAAGCTTCAAATGTAGTCAAAGCCCCAAAAACTGAATTTATATCGTTTAAGCCCTCATAGACCATCCATTGATTAATGATCTTTGGGTGTCTTTTATCTTTGGGTTTTCTAATTGTCATACTGTTTCACCTTGATTGTGCCAAATTTTGAGTGCTGCCACTTTGCATTGATTGACCTGTTTTTCAGTTAACCCATAGGCTATTTGCTCTGCTAGATCGCTGGCCATTTGTGATTTTTGGTCACTAGGGGCCGTCAATGCCAGAAGCAATGCCTGAGTGAGTGCTTGTGATTGTGTCATTTTAGAAGTCCCGATAAATGATTGAATTCAAGGTTTCACCAACATAAGCCCCTTCAGACTGCAAAAAGTCTATAACTTGCTGTTTTTGCTCATCTTCGTTTTCGTTTATGTCAATTTCTATGTTGTAGAGTGCTGCTATATCTTCAAAAGTAGACTCTGAAAAGTCGCAACATAAGCCAATAACATCTAATTCAAGCTCTTCGCCAATATCCATTTCATACTCTTCTAAGTACTCAAAAAGAATTTTTAATCCCTCATAAGAGAAATTGTCAGGTCTACACTCTTGAAAAGCTCTTCTAAAATCATATTGAGAAATATAAGTTTTCATAGTTTGCCCCTTATGCTGCTTTTTGCTGCACTTGCATAAAATCAGGGTTTAGCCCCTGATAACTGCCTGGGCTGTTACGCATTGGCATAATGACCACCAGTGCATCGTTTTGGTCATTGTGAATGACACCAGAATAGTCACCCCTTGAAAGCAGCGGGAAAACTTTTCCCTTTTTAGACCCGTAGTACATTGCTAGTGCTTCGTTTCCCTTAACGATCAAAGCAGGGTCAAAATAACTGGGTTTCAATTCTGAAAATGCGTCACGGGCAGGAACTACACGGGAAATATCTGGATAACGTGCGTCAATGGCTTGAAAACGTGCATTACCCAGCAAGTAATAGTCCTTTGCACCACCTTCTATGGTTTCAAGATCAATAAATTCTGACTTTTTATCAATGGCTTTGATAGTGTCAGAAGGGATGATGATGCTAAACCCAAAGTTATCAGGGGCAACAGGGCAAACGATGGGTGATTGACCTGCAAAAAGAATGTGTCCATCAGTCCCGTAAACCATTGCCACTTCTGGGTGATTGAATGAGACACAAACACCTTGCAAATAGTAGCGCAGGTCTTTTTTAGCAGCACAGATTAGGGCTGCACGTAAAACATTAGTTTTTAAAGTAATTTTCATTTGTAAACACCTTTTGATAGAAAAAAGAAAAGAAAAGAATTAAGGCAGCAATACATCAAAGTATGCCAACATAAGAGCCAAAGCCCCAAAGAATAGAGCGATAGCACAGAGAGCTTCAAAGTAAACTGATTTCATTGTAGTGACTCCAAAGTAGCAGATTGACAATCAAAGCCAAACCCTAGGGCTTGAATGTGCTTGATTGTGTCCATTGTGAGAGTAGAAGTGCCAGCGATCTTTGCAAAGAGCTTTGATTGCTCACAAAGAGGGTAAGCCTTGAGAGTGCCATAAACGGCTTTAATTTGAATTTTGAGGGTAGGCATTGCAATCACTCCAAAATCCATGTGTTGCGCTTTACGTCACGATAAACACTAGAAGCAAAGCCACTGGCAGCCAAAGCAAAGAAACCAGAAGCAATCAATGCACAAAGAGCAAAAAAGTTGGCATTGTAGGCAAACAAGCCCAAAGCACATAGAAGCTCAACAAGGCAGCCAATAGCCATGAGAGCAGCCATTGGCGCTTCTGAGTAGATGCGGAAAATGCGGGAGAGTTTTTTCATGTTGACACCTATTAAGAGTTAAGAAAAGAGAGGTTAAAAATCTACCCTCTCACATATATAGCATAAGAGAATCGTGCCAACTCTTGTAAGTCCTTGATTCCATTAACCCCTCCAAAACCCTATCAGTAGAAACCCTTAGAGCCTAAGTATTCAGTTTGATTTTGTAGCTACAATTAGAAAAGGAAATAAAGGGATAACCCAGCACAAGGGCTTCTAATGTCATAAGGGATAGATAAGGGGATGACATAGGATAGACAAGGGATAGAGACAAGGTAAGAGCATTGATAAGCATTGACCTAGAAACCTATTGAGCAACCCTTTAGACCTCGATACACTCAAACCCCTTGCACACATGAGACAAGATGCGAATGCGAATTATTCTCATTTGCACCAGGTACTGTATGAATTCACAGTAGGGTTTACCCTTATAGGGTTTCTACCTAGGGGTTTACCCTATCAGGGTTTCTACGTAAGGGTAGGGTTTACCAGTAAGGGTTTACCCCCCCCTTGTGTAAAAGTAGGGGGCGCTGTAGCAGGGGAGATAAACACACATGGATCTACATAAACACACATAGACCCACACCCACCCCCTATCAGGATAAAGATAACCCTCCAAAAAATTTTTTTATAGTTTAGAATTTGTAACCATTAAATCAAGGAGAAGATATGGCAGGATTTCCTATGAGGAGAGCGTTGGAGAAGAAGATAGAAGAGCTTGGGGGGATAGAGTTCGTTACCGCACATATCTCTCAGGGAATGACCATAGGACGCTTGGCAGAGTTCATAGAGTGTTCTAGGCCCATGCTTTCTTTTTGGATCAACCATACTGACGAGCGTAGAGATGCGGTACTCGCTGCTAGGAAACTAAAGGCTGAGAAACTGGCAGAAGAGGCTTTAGACATTGCTGACCAAGCAGATGAGACTTCTAACTCAGGAGTTAACAAAGCCAGACTCCAAGTTGACACCCGTAAGTGGATGGCCTCCAAGCTTGACCCTGAGAACTATGGAGACACCGCTAAGACCCAAGTCAATATCTCTTTAGGTGATCTACACCTCCAAGCTCTAAAGCACATGGGTAAGGCTGATGTAATATTGGAAAACAATGGCACATAACCCGTTTATACAGTTCATAACTCTTTACAGGAATGACCCCGTTCTGTTCGTTAAAGAAGTCTTGGGAGTAGAGCCTGATGATTGGCAACAAGACTTTTTGAACGCTGTGGCCTCTGGTGAGCGAAAGATCTCAATCAGGTCTGGTCACGGAGTGGGTAAGTCAACTACTGCTTCTTGGGCAATGCTTTGGTTCTTGTTGACCAGGTATCCCGTCAAAGTTGTGGTGACTGCCCCTACTTCTGCCCAACTGTATGACGCTTTGTTTGCCGAGCTAAAGAGGTGGGTCAAAGAACTACCCCAACCGATTCAGGACCTACTCGATGTCAAACAAGAGAGGATAGAACTAAAGGCTTCCGCTACCGAGGCGTTTATCTCTGCAAGGACTTCTCGTGCTGAACAACCCGAAGCCCTACAAGGTGTCCACTCTGAGAACGTCATGTTGGTTGCAGATGAGGCTTCTGGTGTTCCAGAGGCAGTATTCGAGGCTGCCGCAGGTTCTATGTCTGGTCATAACGCTTTGACCATCCTATTGGGAAATCCAGTAAGGTCTTCTGGCTTCTTCTTTGACACGCATAATCGGCTCAAAGATGAGTGGTGGACAAAGAGAGTATCCTGTATTGACTCTACTCGGGTGAGTAAAGAGTACGTAGAAGACATGAAATCCCGCTATGGCGAGGAAAGTAATGCCTATCGGATCAGGGTTCTGGGTGAGTTTCCAAGGAGCGATGATGACACGATTATTCCTATGGAGTTACTTGAGTCTGCCAAACACAGAGATACAAGAGCTTATGAAGATGCTCCGATCATTTGGGGACTCGATGTGGCTCGTTTTGGCTCCGATTCTTCAGTTCTATGTAAACGTCAGTCTAATGTTGTACACACTCTTGAGAGGTGGAGG